AAGGCACCTTCGCCAGTCCCAGCTTGCTCGCGGCCATGACCCGACCATGACCGGCGATGATGCCGTTCTCGCCGTCGATCAGGATCGGGTTGGTGAATCCGAACTCTCGAATGGATCCAGCTTCCGCTCCCGCGTCGAGCTATACAGCGCACGCCACATCGCCAACGCCATCGGCTGCTCCCTACCGACCGCCTACGACTGGCGATCAGGCCGACGAGCGCCTCCAGCGTGGATGCAATCCCAGATCATCGCCGACCTCGCCAGCTACCACCCGCAGATCAAGCACCCATGAGCCATGGACGATGAAGAACTTCCACCAAGACTCAAGAGGAACTCTCGAATCGTCTCCCGAGCCTGCGACAGATTCTTTGCTTCCAAGGGCTTGAGGTGCTACGACCTCAAGGGCAACATGATAAACCCGACAACCAAGCAACCAATCGAAAAGCCGAAATGCAAGCCTACCTCGAAGGACTCAAAGCCCTAGTCCGCCGCAAGGCGTTCCCCGCATCGTTCAACTCGAACGACTGGCAAGCCGTCGCCCCGGCGATCCGGCAGCGTTCGTTCTTCTCCGCAACCGTCGAGTCGGCGAAGGTGCTGAACCGATTCCGCAACATGCTCCTCGATTGGCAGTCTGGAGCTATCGAGGATGTCGTCAGCCCGTCCGGGATACCCAGCCGAGCCTTCAAGGTCAGCGGACTGGGTGACTTCCGCGAGAAGGCAGGGCAGCTACTGATTCAAGAAGGACTCGCCACCCCTGCCGACTTCCGGGATAACTCCATCAAGAACATCGCCTCGATGTCCCGGCTCAAGCTCATCTTCAACACCAACACCCAGCAGGCTCAGGAGTTCGCCGCCTACGAGATGCGAGTGACCGATCCGGTGCGGATCAACATGTTCCCAGCCGCTCGGTTCGTCCGTAGTCCCGGTGCGATCAAGCCTAGACTCCGCCACGTCGAAGCTCAGGGACAAGTCCGCCGCTACGATGATTTCATCTTCTGGCTCAGGCAGAATGCAGCCGACATCGGAGGATTCCAAGTTCCATGGGGGCCGTGGGGATTCAACTCATTCATGACCACCGATCCGGTCAGCCGAGCCGAGGCCGAGCAGCTCAAGCTCATCCGCAAAGGTGAGCGGATTCAGCCGCTCAACCTGACGCCGTGGGGCATCGCGCCGAAGACCCGCTTCAATGCCGGCGTCGAGGCGACCGTCGATGACGTGACGCCAGAGATCCGCAAGCAGGCAATCGACACGATCACAGCACGCCTCGGACCAGGTGCGCTCTCATCAGATGGCAAGTTGACGCTTGAAACATTCCGCAGACTCCGCAACCTCAAATGATATGCAAAAAGGCTACGAATCAACCCCTACCGTCAAAGATGCGCACAGCCCAGCCGGGCAACCGTTTCATGCGCCGCGATCTTTCGCCGATATGCCGGACTGCCCGATCTGCCGATACGGAACGCCGGTCGAGTGCAAAGACTACTGGCTGTGCATTGACTGCGGAGCGAAGATGAGCAAAGACCAGATCAGATATTTTTCCCCGATATGAAAATTGAACAGATACCCACCGCCGACCTCATCCCCTACGCCCGCAACACGCGCACCCACTCACCCGAGCAGGTCGCGCAGATCGCTGGATCCATTCGAGAGTTCGGATTCACCAACCCGATCCTGATCGACGGCGAGAACGGCATCATCGCCGGTCATGGTCGAGTCATGGCCGCGAGCAAGCTGGGACTGGCGAAGGTGCCTTGCATCCGCCTGGCACACCTGACCGACACACAGAAACGCGCCTACATCATCGCCGACAACAAGCTCGCGCTGAACGCCGGCTGGGATGAGGAGATGCTAGGGCTGGAGCTGGCAGACCTACGTGAGTCCGACTTCGACCTCGACGTTCTCGGCTTCGACAACTTCGCAATCGAGCAGTTTCTTAACCCGCCGGAACGCAACGACGAAGCGCCCGAATCATCCGGCGGCGAGATCGACGTTGACGCAATGGAGATGGGATGCGCCTGCCCGAAATGCGGATTTGAATTTGACCCTAAGAAGCCATGAAGAAGCCAGACTGCGCATGGATGCTCGCCGACCTCAAAGATGTGCCACAGAACGGCATTAAAGTGATGTCAACTTTTGCCTGCGGCGGTGGGTCTTCGATGGGCTACAAGCGGGCGGGATGCTCAATCGTGGCAGCCAATGACATCGACCCAGAGATGGCTTGGCACTACAAGAAGAACCTGAACCCGCCAAACTACTTCCTTTGTCCGATCCGCGATCTGCTGACAGCAGACCTCCCGCCCGAGCTTTTTGCCTTGGACATCCTCGACGGATCGCCGCCGTGCTCAACCTTCAGCATGGCCGGAAGCCGGGAGAAGGCATGGGGCAAGGACAAGCACTTTCGTGAGGGACAGGCAAAGCAGGTGCTTTCCGATCTATTCTTCGATTACCTCGACCTCGTAGAGCGATTAAAACCGCGCGTAGCAATTGCTGAGAACGTCAAGGGCATGATCCTCGGCAACGCGAAAGGCTACACCAAGATCGTGATGGCGAGGTTCAAGGAGATCGGATACCGGCCGCAGCTTTTTCTTTTAAACGGTGCCGATTGCGGAGTGCCGCAGCGGAGGGAGCGCGTGTTCTTCGTGGCAATCCGTAATGACATTGACGCGCCGCCGTTGAAACTTGCACCGAAACATCGTTGGATTTCAGCAGGGGAGGCAACGGCGGATTTACAAGCGCTGACGGCGGGCGAATCAAAAGAAAACGCGCTTGACGCGGAGACAGATCGCAAGTGGTGGCCGCTCACAAATCCGGGCGAGGATTACGGCGACGCTGTAATGAGAACGGGCGCGAAAGTTAAGCTCTGGAATCACAAAAAACTATCAGGAGAAAAGCCGTCAAAATCACTCACCGCGACGGATATGTTCAAGCATTGGAACGCGCGCCGAACACTCACCTTCCGCGAATGGAAACGCCTAGGCAGCTTCCCGGATGACTATCACGCTAAGACCGACAAGATCGGCAAGTATATGATCGGGATGAGTGTCCCGCCGAAGATGACCGAGGTCGTGGCAAGAGCGGTGATCGATCAATGGCTACAACCGAACCCATGAGCGCGAAGAAGTCACCAGCGAAGAAGGTTGTTAAGGTCGCACCGGCGAAGCCTGCTGCGCCCAAGGCAGCGCAGGCAGACACCACCCAGCTCTGTCGCCTGTTCAATCTGACGAGCGCACGGATCGGACAGCTTGCCAAGGATGGGATCATCTTTAAGACCGAGCGCAACCAGTTCGATCTTTGGCGCAGCGTCCGTGGCTACATCGAGTTCCTGCAAAAGTCCAAGACCGAGGGCGCGAGCCACATGGAGCGCAGCGGCACGACCGGTGACCCGCAGGAGTTGGAGGAGCTGGTGCGGCAGGTCAAAGCAGCCCGCACCTACAACGACGCGCGAACGCTCAAGGTGCAGATCGACGCGCTCCGTGCAGGCTACGCGCTGGAGGTCGAGCAGGAGCGGTATTGTTCAATCGCTCAGATCGAGGACGGCATGGACGGCATCGCCGCCGTGGTGCGGAACGCCATCAAGCGCATGGAGGCAGACCTGCCGCCGATGCTTGAAGGGCTAGAAGCATCCGCTATGAAACGACTGATTGCGGACAAATCCGCGCAGGTAATACAGATCATTTACGATGAAGGTGAGCGAATCAAAGCGCCAATTTCTGGAGAAATCCCGTCGCATTAAGCGGGCATTTTTTAAGAACTTCCGGCCACCCAGCGACCTAACGCCTGCCCAATGGGCAAGCGACCGCGTTGTTATCCTCGACGGACTTACCCCGAAATACTCGACGGTGAACGCACCGTGGCAGACTGAGCCGATGGACATCATCGCCGATCCTGAGGTGAAGGAGGTCGTCTATCTTGCACCGATTGGAACCGGAAAGACCACGTTCATGGAGGCCGGGCTGTGCTACATCATCGCTGAAGATCCTGGACCGACGCTGCTGGTCGGTCAGACCGATGACGATTTGAAGGACTGGGCAGAGACGCGGATGGACTACGCGATTATGAACACGGCGGAAACCGCTGCCCTACTCCCCCGTGACCGGCACAAAAAACGCAAGATGGAGATCCTGTTCCCATCCATGTCCCTGTTCCTGACCGGCGCAAACCTGAGCGGCTTGCAATCAAAGTCGATGCGCCGGGTGTTTTGCGACGAAGCGTGGCAGTATCGTCCTGGCATGTTGAACGAAGCGCGAGGCCGTCTGCATGATCGGTGGAACCGGCAATTTTTTATCTTGTCGCAGGCAGGAGTGAAAGGAGACGACCTCGATAAAGCGTGGGGACATTCCGACCAGCGCGAGTTCAGCTTCTCCTGCCCGGACTGTGGCACCGTGCAGCCGTGGAAGTGGTGCAACGTCGTGGGCTATGAGGACGACACGCTGGAGCCACTGGCACGGGCGCAGCTCGCCCGGCTGAAATGCGACAACGCCGAATGCGACTGGACATGCCCGGACTCGCCGCAGCCGCGGCGGGCGCTCGCCGAGGGCGGGCAATACGTCGCAACCGCGGTCGGTATGCCCGGCCATGTCGGCTTTCATTACAACGTGCTGGCTAACTGGCGCAAGCCGCTCTGGGAAATCGTCCTGCTCTGGCTGGAAGCCAAGGCCGCGATGCGCGTGGGCAACGTGGATCCGCTGCGGCAGTTCATACAGAAACGGTTGGCAGAAACTTGGGAGGAAGACCTGACCGACAACCGCGCGGCACTCGTCGGCAATGGCTACCTCGTCAGCGAGTTCACCGCCGGGCAGAAGATCGAGGAAGAGGCGCACCGGTTCTTGACCGTTGACAAGCAGCGGGATCACTTCTGGGCAGGTGTGCGGGCATGGCGGGCGAGCGGCGAGTCGATGTTGCTATGGTATGGCAGGATCGAGACGTTCGATGGCGTCCATGACCTTGCCCTGCGCTACGGCATCAAGCCGCAGATGGTCTTTGTGGATGCTGGCTATGACACCGACCAGGTCTATTCGGCATGTGCGCGGATGAACTGGACGGCCTTGCACGGCAGCGGGCAGAAGTCATTCGCCTACAAGAAGCAGAACGGCGACGTGATCCACAGGCCGTTCACTCGATTTCAAGACGCGACCGCCAGCGGCGGCGGGAAAGCCCGCTACTCGCACTGGGCGAGCGACCGGATCAAAGACATTCTGCACGCGCACCGCACAGGGATCGCCGGATCGTGGGACATCCCCGACGACGTATCGCCAGACTTCCTCAAGCAGATTGATTCTGAGGTCAAGAAGGAGGTAAGCAACTCCAAGACAAAACAGGTCGAGTATCGCTGGACTAGGACAAGAAATAATAATCACGCGTGGGACGTCGAGGCGATGCAGATCGTGGCGGCCTTGATGCTCAAGATCATACCCGGCTTCGATGTTTGACATGCAGGCCTAGTCGATGGCTGCCAACGTCCGAGAAGTCGCGAGAAATTTATTCCACTACGCCAACGGCAACCCGCAGCGGATCGCCGGGATCAAGAGCGCGTTCGACGCGGCGATGGGTGGCGCACTTACAAAGGGCGGCATGGACAGCATCACGTCCGCCACCAAGAACGGCGTGACCATGGCGAAGCTGGTCGGGCTGAACGAAACCGAGCGGCAGACTGCCCTGCGGATGGCCATGGAATATCTTGGCAACGGCTTCGTGCCTAGCTCCAGCCGCTCGCTCGGTCGATTTTAACACGAGAACACCATGGCAATAATCGACGAATTCGGCAGACAGATCAGCTACAAGGCGGCACGCGCGGCACAAGACACGCGCTACCGCCCCTATGAGCCGGTCGAGAAGAAGGACATCAGCGACCTGGTGCCTGCAATGGATCGCGTGACCTTGCAGAGCCATGCCCGCCGGATTTACCTCAACTTCGGACCGATCAAAAACGCCATCAATCAGCGCGGCATGTATACCGTCGGTCGGGCGTTCGTCCCGATTTACACCGGCGGCGATGCAGAGTTCGGAAAGATGGCCACAAAGTTCCTGACCGACAGCTTTTACCCCATCGGCGACGGGCGCGGCGGCATGCACGACCTCAAGACCAACCTGTTCGGATTCTCCACCAGCATCGACGTTGACGGCGAAATCTTCATCCTCCTGACTGAGACAGCCACCGGCTTCCCACAGTATCAGGGCATCCCATCCCACCGGATCGCCACCCCGCGTGGATACAGCGACGGGCAGATGTATCGCGGCGGGATGTTGCAAGACGGCATTACCTACTTCGCGAGCGGCGAGGCCAAGGAATACGCGTTCTGCGACAAGCGCGGTGAGCTGGATCAGTGGCTACCGGCGCAGAACGTCATCCACCTGTTCGATCCTGAGTATCAATACCAAGCCCGCGGACTGACCGCTCTGACCCACTGCATCAACGATTGCCGGGACATGATCCAGAGCACCGAGTGGGAGCGTCTGGCCATGCTGCAAATGAGCAGCATCTCGCTTGTTGAATACAACGACACCGGCGGCCCAGACCTAGACGATCCATACAACGCACTGATCGGCGACACCGCATCATGTAAAGGCATGACCGTCGAGTCACTGGACGGCGGCACCGTCCGATATTTCCGCAGCAACAGCGGCGGCAAGATCGAGACGCTCGTCAACAATCGCCCTGGCAACCCGTTCCTAGATTTCCACAACCGCCTGCTCAAAGGCGCGTTCGCCGGACTCAACTGGCCGATGGCACTCTATGAAGGCCACGCAGCCGGTGGCGGCACCGCCCAGCGCACCGAGATCGCCATGGCGCAACGCTCGGTCGAGGATCGGCAAGACCTGCTTTTCTACGCGGCCAAGCGGCTCTGCGGTTATGCCATCTCCAAAGCGATGAAGCGCGGCGACTTGCCGCAATCGCCCGACTGGTATCAGTGGGAGTTTTCCACACCGCCCAAGTTAACCATCGACGACGGTCGCATCACGAAAGAACTAGAACAACTCTGGAAGATGGGCGCTGCAAACATGCGCGACATCGTCAGTATGCGCGGCAAGACTCTTGAGGCTCACTATCAAGAGCGAGCGCAGGAGGTATGGCTGCGCAAGCACTATGCTCAGACAGTTGCCGATGAACTCAACACGACCTACGGCATGGTGCATACTATTGACGACCGCGAAATGTCCATGCTTACGCCTAACGAAATGGCACCCAATGGCGATCAATCTCAAA